GTCGACACAAAATCAATCGTTGAGACGACAATATCGCTTGGCGCAAACGACGTTGCGCTATTAGTCACAACAGCGTCAAACTCCCACCACAAGGCGTCGTTCAAGTGATGTGGGTCAAAACATCCAGCGATAGGGGCCGTGTTAGGACTTTTAATGTAAAATTTACCGCGAAAAGATGAGCCAATTTCGGTGCGCAACACCAGCTGCATTAAATACTGCACAGTTTCGCTGCCAGTCGTGGGGGCGTAATCCCAATGGGCAGTTAGCCTGCCGCTGCCGCTGATGAGCGAACTGTATTGTTGCCTGTATTCATCGCTTAATGCTGTGATATCGACGCTTTCGCGGCTAGTGTTAATTTCGTATTCGGTAACACGTGCCAGGCAGCGTGCATCACGCGATCGAACAGTAACGCGAATTGGGATATCTCTTGTGATTGCTGTCAAAGGAACGCGCCCTTGCGATGTACCGTCCAAGCTGTTGGAGAAATTGTTGTAGAGCTTGATGCTGCCAAGTTCGTTGATATGAACGTACCAGTTGCCGCTGGATTGGACGATACCGTTGTCCCAGCCGCTGGCATCAACAAAGTCGAGCCCGGTGCCGTCAATGGTTGCTAGCTCAACAAAATCGCCCGTAATTAAATAGCCCTCTTTAAAGTCAAAGCTAAAACGATTGCGAATCGCGTTTACGTCGGACGGGTTGACAATAGATTCCTTGCTGCCTTCCAGTGACTCGCGGATTAGCTCAATGTTGCCGACATCGCCGAGGTAAATGCCCATTAGATCGTCACCGCTGTCAACGCACCAGTGGCTTGAAAGCTGATCTGCGCGGAACTGACTTCACCGACGCTGGCGCCATAAGTTGCGCTTGTGATGTAAGCGGTCAGCCTGATGTCATGGTTTGTATTGCCTTCCACCAGCCTTAGGCGCATATCAACAGCATCGTTAATGCCGACGCCGCTAATCTTTAGTACATTTTTTAATGCGGTTGCCGCATCGTTTCGGTTTGCGTCGTCGTTGTAATATAACAGCGATGCGCTGCCGCTGAATTCTTGCACGCCAGGGGTGTAGCTGCGTTGCGAATCGCCTAGTGTCGTGGTTTCCAGTACTTCAAGATTGCCAGTCAGCGACCAGTTGGTCACCTTGACTTGCTCTGAACCGTCAATTAGCAAGCGGCCATCACGGCCTGTGTACATCTTGGCCATTAGAGCACACCCACCAGACTTACTGTAACGCTACTGATGCCCGGACGCACCTGTTGAATTTGCGGCATGTATCAAAACTTCCCTTTACGTAATCGTAATGCAGCACAAAGCCATCTGCTTCTGCATCGGTAATGTTGTCAAACGTAAGCCGCATTTTTATATTTGTGCGCTTGTCGCCATATAAAATTCTAACCTCCTTGCCAGACTGCGACGTAAATGTCTTGACCGGATAATCGCCAAAATCAATGCTTCGTCCTGTAGGTTTTATCGGTGGGAACATGGCCATTTTTACTGCCCTCCGACGGTCTCGAAGTCATCATTGAAGTTTAGGACTTCACGCGCAATCACGCTTCGCCCACCTAAGTCAACAGGATAGTTGCTTGCTGTGATCGTTACAATACCGTCTTGATCCACGTCAAGGCTTTCAATTTGATAAACCTGAGATGTTTGATTATTGCCTTTAACAGAGAAAACAGTATCACGGAATTCGCTCGTTGCTCCATTGGTTACTGTCATTGTTCCTTCGGACACGTGTTCGCTGTCTTTGTTCCAATAATACACACCGTAACTGCCATTGCCGAGCGGTTGCGCTGCAATGACTGTGCCATCAGCCTTAACAATGCCGTTATTGGCCGGGTTGTATGGGCTGATCTCACTGGCGACACGAATGTACTGGCCTGGCGCCAAGCTCAACCCCCATGGCAACGTTCGGAACGTGACCGTATGCGTTTGATGTTTGCGAACTGAAAGGAAATAACGAGCGGTTTTCAGTGCGTGCTCAATGTTGGTGATATGGGTAAACTCAAACTCTTCAATGGGCAGCATATGTCTATCGTTAGTTTTGTAACGCACTACCACAGTCCGCTGCGATGGAAATTCGTTGATGCGAGATTCGCGGAACAGAATTGCTGCCTGAAACAGCTTGCGATCCTCCAACTCAAGCCAGTCAACTTCAAATGAATCCTCAAGGATATTCCCATCAGTAAACATGCCAGCAATTGGGACAGGTCGCGTTGTATCGATGACACCATCAGCGTGATACGGCAGTGCTGGCTCAATCGAAAGTCTCCCGTTTTTGATTGTGGTGTAGCACAAAACGCTAGGCGCCACACGCGCCAGCCATGATCTTAAGTTAACAGGTTCGGCAATCGCATCATCAAAGAACAGCTTGTTGGCACGCAAATATCGGCCTGTTGCCGTCAGTTCTTCGCGGTCTACTAGCGCAGGATTAATAATTGTACCGATACCGGTATCGGTATTGGTAACAAAATACCAAAGCAGATCGGTCAGAAGATTGCTGCAATCGACATCATTATCAATTAAGCGCTCAACTTCGACGCCCCGCTGGATATAGCACCGAAGCTGATCAAGCTGAGAGAAATTATCACTTGATCTTAGCTTCAAGCCAGCAACAGCACACTTTTCGTACCGTGGCACGCTTTCTTCGCTAAGGCACTCATTCACATAAACAACTTCATGCTCGGGAGAATCGTCACAGCTACGAGTGATTAAATCACCGTAGTGCGACACCTCTGCGATGCCGCTGTAACGCTCAAAAATCCTAGTAGCCGCTTGTGGCTCGTCAAACTCTTGGTAGATGGTTGGGATTCTGACCATAAAGGTGAAACCAAATTGAACTCCATCACCACTTCGGTATTTCTTGACGAAGGTATCTCCGTTTGCCCAATTACCAGTAAAGCTTACTACGTCAAGTGAAACAATGCGCCACCAACGATTTCGTGGAGTGTGAGCGTACGAACGATTGTAAGATTCAACTGTAATCTCAACATCTACGGTACGGTTTGGGTCAACCTTGTAGCTAAATCCAGCTTTGGTGCGCCTTGATCCATTTGCCAAATTATCGCGCCAAGGGTCTTCACCGAAAAAGATTGACATCATATTGCTAAGAGTGTTATCCAATGCCGGTTCCCCTTCCCTGTAAGTTCCCTTTGTTTCTAGCGCCACAACGCTCTGAAGGGTAACATCTATTTTGCTATAATCTGGAACATGCTCTCCGTAAATAAGATTGATCCCGCCATCATCGTTAAATAGCAGATCAGGTTGCGCCACCATTTCAGGATGCGTAAAAATATCTCGTGGCTTTTCAAAATACCCCCTACCTCCTACCCTAAATTCACCAAGATAGGTGCTAAAGCTCCAGTCTTTGTATGGTGCCTTCGATCCATCAAGGATAAAAACATCTATGTCTCCAGCGCTTTGCTGCGTTGGTATGGCGCTATTAAATGGTCGCAACCGAAATTCATATTGATCTCGGCTTGGATGTGTAATGCGAATAAAAGAGTAGATGTCGACCGGAGCGCTGCCAATAACGCCAAGCAAATAAGGCCCCAAGTTTGTCCAACCTTCGTTGTCGGTGTTTTCTGTAAATTCAGTGTTATTGCTGTATCGCACATCTAGAGCAAACAACGAGATGCGCCTAACATAGCTCGTCATCTTGCCTTCTCTAACTTGTATATTTTCTTCATTAAATTCAGCCAATCTGCCAGGGCTAGGCAGTGGATTAAAATTGGTCATATTATTAATCCGAGTCCAAACGCGAGATTTGATGCCGATCTCGGTCACATCGCACGGACGAGTATTTTGAAGTGTCCCAATCTCATATCGAAGGATTGGGTAGTAACTCTCTTCAATGTCCGCAGGCAGATAATCGCTTTGCCGGATTGCCGTGCGCGCCACTAATCCAATCTTGCGTTGATTGCGGCTCCATCCTTCAAGGCAACGCATGCGAATACGAAAGCCATCACCAGAGTGAACAGCTGGATTAAACCGTTCACGCGGCCTATCGATAACCTGCCAAGTGGAACGACCAATCATGAACGTCTGACCAAGGCTCATAATTTGGTCATAGCGTTGCATTTCGCTATCTAAAGCAGAGCGAATGTCGCCAAGATCAGGCCGTTTCGTCCCATCACCCAAAATTGGGAACGGCTCTTGGTCCTGCCTGCCATAGCCAAGCGCTACAACAATCTCATCTCCAACATTGACCTCAACCTCTTGTGTAACATCCGACCACTTTTCCAAGACTCGATTAGCGGAATACTGCACATCCGCGAGGCCGCGAGTAGCGCTTGTGATTGCGCCAGTTTGAGCATTAACATGCTCCAGAATCCCGATATGTCTTGAATAGTTCGTGCCGGTGCCTGGCATACCAGCTCTTGTGCTACCGTCATTCAGGTCACCATTCCCGAACGGGTGCATCTTCATCAAATAACCGTCAACGTATTTTTGCTGCTCTGTTAAAGCCTGATCGCGTTGCTCATCTTCTTGCTGCTCCAGTATTTGAATGATTGTCCAATCGGGTCTGTACGGGGTGCCATTTGGGATCCCGGAAAACACACCAAAGCGAGTTTGAGATGTCGGAGTGAATGAACTGGAAAACGCAGGTTGATTTGCGCCTTGCAGCGTAGGAGCATAAAACGATTCATCATCTGGCGCATCCCGAAAACCGTCATCTATTGGCAAGGCGCCGTAGCGCAGGTTCCTGCCTTTTAGTCTTGAGCTTTCTGCTTCGCCATTGTTCCAGTAAAAGTCAAAATATGTCGAATAGATGCCATCTAACGCGTTGTTGCCAAGAAAGATTCCAGCCAGCTCAGGGCGATCCATTGGACCTTGACCGGCGATAGCAATCACTTCAACGATCTGATAACCGCCGAAGCTTTTCATGCGTGACCACACCAACGAAGGCGAGATCAGTATTCCGCCACTGTCATGCGCTCCAGGTGGCATTCGTGTGAATACAATCGGCACGGTATTCCCATACGCTGCTAGCTCCTGCAGTGAATCAAAGCCGTAAGACGGGGAGAAAATCTCCGTTCCAGTTTTGCTACCGAGTTGCCTTGTACGAAATCGAGTGGGTTCTTGGGCTGCGGCAGGTGGTTTTGGCTTTGGCGCCAAAGCGGCAGATACAGCAGTAAACGCAATGCCGACCGCAATCGAAACCAACACTGGAACAACTGGACCGTTTTGAACGTCAGGAATATGCGCATACTCGATCGGGCGTTCGCGTGAACGCAGCGCTACCTCGTCAGAAAATCGCCGGTACTGTTCCTCGTCGCATCCCAGCAGGTCAATCAGGCGCTTTTCGTACGGAAGCAGTGGCTGTACGGCAAACTGCCGATGGGGCACCATGCCACCGCCTTGAAATCCTGATTGATGTAGAGGCATCCTTGGCTCCAGACAGTAGATCACGACTGATCTGGCGCCAACCACAGTCATACCAGTCAGTTTTGAATGCTGGCGTCGAAATCTGCAGCCGACCTAACACGGTGTAGACAAGATGTATGCAGTCGATCGCGCCATCGGGATCTGTGCCATCTGCGCCGTAGCGGTAAGGCTTGCCGATAAGATCGATCACTGCACACGAATGCGATTGGTCAGCGGCAAGCTGCCAGCAAGCTGCTGCGTTAAGCGTTTGCGTGGAACATCATTGCCAACGGCATCTAGCACAGATGCTAGTTCAACCTGCAAAGCCGTTGCGTTCCATTTTGCAGAAATAATCTGACCAACGTAGCGATTGATCAATGTGTAGTTGGCTTTGTCATCTGGATCAATTCTTACTGTCCTCACGTTGGCAATGTAACGATCACGCACTACAATCTCAGCCCAGCCACGGCTTAGGTTGTTATTGGGAAACGTCAAGGCTGCAGGTTGATTATCGCCTGATTTGGTAACCGTCATCCCAGAAAAAGCAAACGGTAAAAAGCCAAAGACCGACGCTGCACCAGTGTTAACGTCAAAAAACGGAGCGTCTTCGTTGACCCAGTAATTTTGAAATTTATAATCGCCTAGCGTGGTTTCGCTACGCAACGTCAAGTATTGCGCGTAAGCGTAAGTATTTGTCATTAGATGCCAATCCTCCGTCGCTGATTAGTATTCTGCCTCAAAGACCGCAATGTACGTTGCTCGCCTTGAATGGCACCCTGTTGCGCTGCTTGCCTCATGCCTTGCTGGAACTGCTCCGCTGTAACGTAATCTACATTGTTAATGCGTTCCACGCTGTAGCGCACATCAATTGGTTTATCGAGTACAGCGGTGCCACCTTCTCGCTCGGTGGTGCCTTCGCTGCCGTTGCTTGGGATAACAGCAGAGCCGCGTGCGCCACCAGCGTAGCGATTCATGGCGCCCCGCATCGTGCTGGCTGGGATGACGTATTCAGACTCACCACCCTCGCCGATCAGTGCAGGCGTAGGTCCGTTGACGTATCCGCCCTCGGCAAATGCACCGAACTGCC